AATGGCAGACAAGGCAATCCAAAAGGACGGTTCCACCAAACGCTACCTGCCTGAAAAGGCATGGGCGTCTTTATCTAAAGAAGAAAGGGAGGAAACCGATGCCAAAAAACGAGCCGGGAGCCGAAAGGGAAAACAGTTTGTCCCCAACACCGAAAAAGCAAAAAAAGCAGGCCGGGCGGCACGGCGTTACAAAAACAAAAAAGCTGGTTAAACGAGCCCTTAAAAACGAGGAGCTGTACACACCTGCTGAAATCCAGTACTTCAAAAAGTGGCTTGGATATAAGAAGCGGGAGAAGACTGCTAAGATCAATAAAGACAAATAGGAAAATAGTTGGATGGCTGTAGACGCTAAAGCCAGACTGAAAGAAATTATTGATTCCTATCTGGACAAAGATGGGGGCGCCCATATTGACACGGGCATTGTTGCGTCTCACCTTGCCCAAATGAAGTTGTTCGGCATCCGGCAGGGTGTCGAGTTTTTTCCTGCACAAGATAATTTCGGTAGTCAGCGCAAGGACTTTGTCGATCGCGTAATCAAATACAACCAGCTGGATACCCGCTTAGATTCCATCTGGGACTATTTCCTGTGTGATGGCCAGGGGATGTTCTACATCCGTCCCACACAGAACAACTACAGACTTTACTACTTCCGTCGTCACGAGTACCGCAGCTTCTACAACATCGACGGCGAACTGGACGAAGTCGTCATCATCTACAGCTACAAGGTCCGCCAGGGTCTTGGCTACCAGCAGGATATTGAATCCAACACCATCAGCGGTCCTGCCGGGATGGGCCGTGGCGGCATCAAGCGTTATATCCGACTTTCCATTAAACGGAAGACCATCGAAGAAACTCACTCAGAAGGTGAAATTTCTTTCGACACGAACTACCAAGCCATCCAAGGCAAAACTAAAACGTTCAAAAATTCACTGGGCTTTATCCCTTGTGTTGAAATCTTCAACAATGCCAAGGGCTTCTCTGCAGAAGGCGTCGGTGAATTCGATGCGTTAGCAAATCACATTTGCACGCATGATGACATGATCCGCACGATGCGGAAGAACGTAACCTTCTTTGGGAATCCTACGTTACTTTCTTCCCGTCCAAAAACTGATTTAATGGAGTCAGGTGGAGATGCTGTTGTTCAGCGTCCTTCCATCGCAGCTAGCTCAGGTTTTGCTGGTCCAGGTGCATTAAGTCAGTCACGTTTTAAATCAGACCCGATCTCCCGTGGTGCTGATGGCCAGATCCGAGTTCCGCGAGTCATCGCGAACTTAGAACCAAATGACCGGGTTGGTTACATCGTCCCTGATGCAATCACTGGTGACCAAAACTCTTTCGCTCGACAATATAGGGAAGAAATTCGTACTGCTCTTGGCGGTGTGGATGAGCTGTCGATTTCTGCTGGTGTTACTGCAACTGAGTACAAGTCCTTATTTGGGCGGGTTGCCGCGACATCTAAGAAGAAGGCCAGTTCCCTCTATACATACGGAATCTGTCGTTGTCTCGAACTGATCATCTTCCAGGAAGAGAAGCTGTTCCGTGAAAGTTTGGCAGCTGCAGCAGGCTTAGAAAAGCCTCTTGAGCTTCCAGAGACAGCAACTTCCGTAGACATTGCTGCTTACGAAGAAGCAATGGATATGTTCGAGGAACAAGTTAAGCAGCTGATGTTGGCTTGCTTGGAAACCCAACAGATTCCTCCCGGTGTCTTCGGTTTGATTCCTGATGGCGATGTCACTATTCAGTGGCGTTGGATGGGTCCGGTCTACGAAGATTCCACCCAAGATGTGTTAAATAACTCCATTGTTGTAAGAAATCTGCAAGAATTAGGTGTTGATAGCATTGAGGCACTGAAATACCTCTTCCCATCAAAAACGGATGAGGAAAGGGCCGCGATGCTATCGGGGTTCCCGTTCAGGATGGTGAACGAATTACAGAGTGCATACTCTCAATTTGCTCGCCTCGTGGGGGGAATGATGCAGACCCCTCATCCGCAATCACCGGACTTACCGATGGCTGCGGATCCCCGATTGGATTTAACCCCATATCTGTATCGCACCTTAGAAGCCTTACAAAAGGAGATGAGTTATGCAGGACGCTACCGTCCAATCGACCCCACAGACGAGCCAAGCACCGTCAGCCGTCGCTCCGAGCAGCTACGTGGTGGCAGCACCGGCGGCAGCTCCGGCACCGGCAGCCCAAGCTCCGGCTCCGGTGGCTTATCAGGTGGGTACGAGCTACCCCCAAGCGGTACCTCAGGCAGCCCCCAGCTTCCAATCAGCCCCTACGCCGTCCGTCCCCCAATCCCAACCGGAGGCGCAGAACAGCCCCTGGGAATCGGCGTTCAACAAGGTGGTGGGGCTGCTGAGTCAACCAGTCCAATCCCCGTTCCAGGCTCAACCGTCTCAAGCGCCGACAGCGTTTACCCCGGCGAACTTCGGACAACAGAGCGCCCCGGCTACGCAACAATCGGTTCCCCAGACCTGGTCTCCCAGCCAGGAATCCTCGCCCAGCTCTTCCCAAACCTCCTCGAATCTCTCCTTGGAGCAGGTGGCGGATCTGGTGGGGATGAGCGCCGAGAGCCGTCAGGTGATGGACGCGTTCGGAATCGAGGCTCCCGCTCTTCTGAACAACTACGCCGTCCAACTGGAAGGAATGGTGGACAGCGCCGTTCAGTGGGGAAACAAGGCCGCTGAAACCATTAAGGGCTACGCCGATTTCGCTGTTAATGAGCACCAGGAAAACCTGGCCTACAACGAAATTCTGACCAACCCCGACGTCCTCAGCGACTACACCCTGAAGTTCTTTGGTCCCGAAGGTCCGTACCCCGTGTACGAGAGCGAAGGCGAACTGGAAACCAAGGGTTATCCCACCGCTCCCGTCCAGCAGAATGCAATGGCCCAACTCGGCCAGATGCCTGCCCCTCCCCAAGCGGAAGCCCCTCAAGCACCCGAGAATTTCTGGGGTACTTTCAGCGAGCAAATGGCCCGTGATCCCCAGAATGCCTGGCGGACTCTGAACCAGGCTCAACCTCAAACCGTTGCAAACAAACTGTTTGTGATGGAGTGATAGTAAGTCGGTGATTGAATAAATTACCGACTGCTAAAATTTGTGTTAGATAAGACATCTAAATGTCTGAATCTTTCATCCGCTAAACATTTCCCTGAGACACTGGAGGATAAACCAAAGTGTTCATTGATAACGATTTTCCAAAGATTCTTGGTGCGGAACTTTACCGTCCCCACCCGGCATACATCGCGGAAATGGCGGTTGAGCCCGTGGTCGTCCACGACTTCACCCGTCAACCCGGCCAAACTGTTCAGTTAGACCGCTACAAGTTCTGGGGAACCCCTGGTACCAAGGACAGCCGCGAGCGTATTGCTGATCAGACCATCGGTACCGCCAACAGCCGCAACATCACCAAGGAGAAGGTGTTGGTTGTGCTGAAGGAGTACACCGGTCCTGCAGACCCGGGCGATGCCACCCAGCCCAGCACCTTCAAGATTGCTCGTGAAACCCTGGTTACCGCCCAGCGCCTGCTGCTGGATTCCGGCAACCTGAACATGTTCCACCAGAGCATCGGTTCCCTGACCCTGCTCGACGACTATCGCCGTTGGCGCGATCGCGTCTTCATCGACGAACTGTCCAAGGCTGAGGCCAACGGTGCAGCTTCTACCTCCCAGGGCGGTTACTACTTCGCTGGTGGCAAGGAAAAGGATTCTTCTGGCCGTGTTTCCTACACCGCTACTGAATATGGCAACCAGGTCCAGCAGTTCTCTGTTAAGACCGACCTGCTGACCGTCGTTAAGGACCTGCGTAAGCGCAACGTTCCTACCTACGCCGATGGTCTGTATCGCGCCATCGTGGATCCCACCTTCATGATGCATCTGCGTCGTGACAGCGACTTCCGCGAGATCGCACGTTACGCCGGTAACCCCGGTCAGGGCATGTACATGGGCAACCCCATGATGCCCAACAACTCCAGCTTCTACATGGGTCCCCAGGCTGGTCAGGCCTACTTCCTGGCTGGTGAGCCTGTGATGCCTACTGGCGTCCAGTTCGAAGGTGTGAAATTCTTCGAATCCACCAACTTCCCGACCAAGAACGTCACCGCTTCCTTCGACGACGGCAGCACCTACGCCTCCAAAGAGGTTGCTCAAGGTTACTTCTTCGGTCCCCAGTCCATCGGTGTTGGCATCGGCGGCCCTAACGCCCAGGTGCTGATCAACAACAACGATGACTTCAGCCGTTTCATCATCCTGATCTGGCAACTGTACGCTGGCTTCGAGATCCTCAACAAGGACTTCGTCACCACCGGCTTCAGCTTCGTCGAGGACGACGGCACGCTCTGATTCTTATAAATAAACAATAAAAACCTTGGAGAGATAAATGACTTATTTGTCGGCTAAAAAGATCTACCCGGGCAACTGGGCAGAACCCCTGAACGGTTGGTACAAGAACATTGATACCAACGACAGCGGTAGCAACGACAAAACCAAGGGCGGCCCCACTTCGGTGCTGGCCGTTCCTGGTTATCGTTACTTCCAACAACGCGGTTATGTGTCCGTGCCTTCGGCTTCGGGTACCGCTATCACCGCTACCGGTAACGTGATCGTCCCTTCCCCCTATCGGAACGACGACACCCGTACCGACATCACCGGCATGGTGATCTCTGGCAGCAGCACCATCCCTGCTTACGTTTATCGCGCCACCATTTCCGTGGCATCTGGCTGGGGTGATGGCCGCGTTGCTTCCGGCGTCTACGCCGCTACCGGCAACGTTCTCACCTTCTGCCGCGACAGCAGCGGTCCTGTGGCTTCCACCGGTGTTGGTGAAGCTGTGGCTCAGGCCAACCTGACCTCCACCACCTCTGGCACCCAGGTCGGCGAAGTCTACTTCGCTGGTGGCTCCGCTGCTTACAGCACCCAGCCCTACCTGACCGCTACCGGCGCAGCTGGTGTTAGCAGCGGTGTGGTCTACAAGCAGATTACTGCTTCCACCACCTTCAAGGTGTTCGCTCGCGGTACCGTGACCGGCACCACCACCTCTGGCGGTTACTACATCTCCAGCGGTGACGCATCTGCTAGCCGCGTTGGCTACCTGGTGACTGAGGTCTGCTATCTGCAGCCCGACGAGGCACCTGGCTACGAGGATATCGAAGCTTATATCCCTGCCCGCACTGTTAGCTGATTAGGGTAAACTAGGACCAGAAATATCTTCTGGTCCTTATGCTTTATCAGCACAAAAAGACAGGAACGCGAGTAAAGATCGTTAGTGAGTTTGATAACGGCGAATGGTTCATGGTCCAAGACCAAGACGATCGCATTTTCACTGCTTACAAAAGCGAGCTTACTGAAGACGAAACTGCTACCAAAAAGGTTAAAACCCTTCAGGTAAAAGACAAAGCAGCAAAGGAAGAACCCCGTACCTTCCCGCCTGATACTCGTCTCAATATCAATGGGGCGACTGCGCAAATGATCGCAGATCACATCAAAGGCATCGGCCTTAAAACCGCCAGGGAAATCAAAGATCTCCAGATGTCTTTATCGGGTGAAAGATTCAACAGTCTCGATCAACTGAAACAGATCAAGCGGGTTGATTGGGATTCTGTAATTGCTGCTGATTTAATCCGAGTGTAAGGCTTCCACCCCGGTAATCCGGGGTTTTTTATTGATTACACCAATTTATAATTGAGTGACGCGGAGGCTTTGTAGTGCAGTTATCTGACTTCGATAAAAGCAGGGTCAGGTATCACCTGGGTTATTTTACTGTTTCGGTTCCAGCAGGCGATTATGCCCGTCTGGAAGAAGCGATGAATACTATTCCGGATTCATTCTTCTACGACAAGATTACAACCCAAATTGGTCGTTGTGATACCGCCGAGAAGAAGACTGAAGTCGCAACTTCTCCTTCCACCCGCTTGGAAACCATTCTGGGTGACGTGGATCGTACGATCAAATCCAGCAATGCCAAGGAGGCATTGAAGGTATGGGACGAGATCTACCTGTATGAAACGAACCGTCTTGCAGGTATTCTCTACGTTCCTAATTACAAAGATCCTTTCCAGGCGCGTTACCGTTACGAACGCTCTGGCGCTGAGTTCATCCAGGCATTACCTGGACCTGCTGACACCGCTGTCGGCTCACGTATCTATTTACATGAGGTTTGGAGATAATGCCTGCTCCTTTTGTTGTACCCGCATTGTACGGCGCAGCTACCATTTCCAGGGCACTGCCGATCGCTTCTTACTTGGGCTTTAATGCCCTTGGTGAAGGCCTGAGTGCCGCTGATGAAAAGAGAGGATTTAATCCGTACAACCTTGTTGATCCCACCGGCTTTTTATTCCCCGATGGAAAGGGACTCATTCAGCAAGGAGTCGAAAAAGCCCCTGATTTATTTAATGAATTTATTCTTGGCGTCCCTTCCGACACAGAAATAGAAAAAGCGAAGGAAGTAAGAGAGAAAAGAGAAGCGCCAGTCCCGCCCAAATTAACCCCAAAGCCTCCTCTGCAGAGCGCTCCGCCTATTCCCGGCGCAGACATGGGAAACATGGGCGCACTTTACCAGCAAGGTCGTAGCGCAGCAAAAAGTCAGGAAGATATGAATAGGGTTCGTGATTTGGGCTTAGCTTTACACGCCCAACAGTACGGAACCCCTGGCCAGAGAATGGCGTCAACCATTGGAGCCAGAAATCCTTTATTAGACAGCATGGGCTTACAACAACCTTCTCGTCCTGAAGTATTTGTTGAAAACCCGACCGATGCATATCTACAATCCGAAGTAGATAAGAAAGGAAAAGAAGTACAAGACTTTTTAAAAACTTTCAACGCCTCTAGGAGCGCAAAATAATGGCACAACGTTCTGCCCGTCTTTCTGATGCCCAGCTTGCTTCGTATGCACGGCAAGCAGGTTTTTCTGAAGACAAAATTCCTACGATTATTGGTATTGCCCGTGCTGAGTCAGGTGGTAATCCTCTTGCGTTGAATCCAAACCGCTCAACCGGTGACGAGTCCTACGGTTTGATGCAAGTCAACATGATTGACGAGCCTGGGTACCAGCTGGGCCAAGAACGGTTACGTCAATTCGGGCTTAAGTCCAAGAGTGACTTGTACGACCCCTTAACAAACATGAGGGCGGCCAAGGCAATCTACGATTCTCAGGGACCTAACGCATGGTCTGTTTATAAATCTGGCGCATATAAACAATACGTACCTGGCGCTGAATCTATCAAGGATACAGGCGTAAATTACGGAGGGACAAGCGCTGCCGCTGGTGGCCTCGACATGAAAAGTGATACCGGACCCGCTCAGCTTCTGCGAGCCGCTCTTTCTGACGACATTATTAGTCAGTCACTTGGTGTTACGAGCAAGCCGGATGTTACTAAGAAGAACACGATAGCCAATGAAATGCGTGACTCCATCCTTAAGACTGTGATGCAAGGCGCGATTACTCCGTTTGGTGGAGGCTTGTTCTGATGTCAGCGCAAAAGACACAGGATTTTCTTTCTGATTACTTAGAGGAATATCTTTCTTCTGCATCAGAAATTTCCGACGCACCAAAGACACCTATTGTCAGCCCTCTTCAAATAGACAGAGCTTTTAATCTTCTAAGTGAATTTAAACCGCGAATTGGAAGCGGTGCCTCCGGAGCGTTTGAAAAATTCCAAGAATTAGCCGACAATCCAGAAGCTGTTGTTCAGAAGCAAATCGCACGAAACTCTCCAGGTTTTGTTAATGCGATGTCTATGTTCGGTGGCTAACGCTATAATTAACAAAAAGCAGCATAGTTAGAAGTGTCTAGTACATCCACCAATAAACAGCCGCTTCTTGTTGACCGGCCTCTATTCGACTCCGTTCGAGTCACTACTCAGACTGTTGGTAGCGCATCGACCAACACTTTGTTTGTGCAGGGTGGCCAGGCACCGTCCATCTTGGTGGATATGGATGCTGCGTTGAGTGAAGATAACAACAACGGTGGCGTTGTAGACGCAATCACCATTACCCGTAACGACTTCTATCGGGAAGAAGATTATGAAGTCAACAGCACCACCTCTGGAACCGTTGTTTCTTTGGTGAGCGGTCAGATTGTTTTCGTTTCTGACGCCGACGTGCTGACTAACGGCACCGCTAGTGGCTACGGCTATTACACCTACACCGGATCTAGTACCCTCACTGGCGTCAATACCGCACTGAACTATTCCGGTGGCATTGCTTCTGGCTTCACCTACCAGGGTGTTGCATACGGGGAAATGCCTGCTGCAACCTTCGTCTTCTACCACACCCGTGGCACCACCACTCCGATTCCTGCATCGGGTGATTACAAGGTCCTCTTCGCGAAGACTGTCCCTGCCAACAGCGGTGTTGTTGATTGTTCCGACCTGATGCCCCAGCTGGCAACCCCTGTTGCGCAAGCTGGCAATACCAACGGACTTGGCGCAGGCGCTCCTCTCCGTAACCGGGGCATCGTTCTTGAGCGTGGCGACCGCATCTACGTTGGTGTGTTCCCTGACGGACCCAACGCTTCTGGTTACGACGCAGGTGCACACATTAGTGCGCAAGGCGGCTTCTTCTAAAAATGGCTAAAAGAAGCGGAAGTTCTTTCGGTTCTTTCAACAAAACAAAAGATTTTGGACCCGGGAAAGTAGCTCCGATCCGGACAGAGTTCTCACAGGGCTCTGTACCGGATTCCATTTATGCTGCGAACCGAGAATCTGCATGGTCTCGTTGGCGGCGTGGCTTTGAGATTTACGCCAACAGCCTCTACGACAAGTCCTATGCATACACATTCAATTACGTAATTCCGTTACCACCAGGCACCGTTATTCCTCCCGGAGTCAATCCCCCACAGATTCCAGGGATTTGCCAAGGTTTTCCGACCAAGAACAAAGAACTTGGTATGCACTGGGCAGGTGTCCGTGTTGGCGGCAGCTTGCGGTTTGACAACCTACGAGGTGGTGGCGGGGTTACTGCCTCGATCAAATCCGTCACGGAAGATGAAGACTTCTGGTACGTCTCTTTGAACGGCGGCTGGGATGCATCGAATCCGTTGCCCCCTCCGCTCTTCATTCCCCCTGTCGTTGTTGGTGGACGAGAAATCGTTCCAAAGCAATACCCAATCAACGGAGAAATTCTGGAAGACCGTGTTATTGAAGTTGGCGGCACGCCGATTACAGCAGCGACAATCGACCCAGATACCCAAAGACGCTACGGCTACATCCAGGCAGTCCTGGTTGAAACCGATGAGATCAACGGCATCTTGAAGATGCAGAAACTTGGATCTGTTGAAGCAACACCTGACGGCGTGTTCCAGACTCCTGCACGGGAAAGCCCCCATGTCGGACGTTTCCTGATCACCGGAACCCGCTACTGCTGCTCTTGTCAGGACTTTTCGCGCCGTGATTACTTCTACATGACGCAACTGGGAAGCACCAACAAGAAACTCTTCCCCCGCACAAACGTAGCGACGTTACGTCCTGGTCGATTCGAGATCATGACGGGTACAGAAGGTGATGCGAACGCCGTCAATAACAATGCGATGACCAGTGCACAACTGGATCGTCAGATGGAGATCCGTGCGCCGTCCGCTGCCTACAACATCCCACCAACCGTCACACCAAACAGTTCAACAGTCCCTGGCACCACTAGAGATAACCCTGGTGTTTTCCGTTCGTTTGGCGGTCGTTATGTTCGCAACAACCCGCTGCCTTCACTGGAGGGTGCCGTTGCAGAAGGGCCGCCTCTCTACAGGGACTACAAGACGAGACAAAACGAAGACGGTTCCTTCACGATTACTGAGCTGACTGACTTCTGGACACCGCTCCTTGATGAGATGCGCTACTGCAAACACATCTATGCGATGAAGTTTGCTGAGAAGGTGTTTCCTCCAGAGCCCTCTGATTTACCTGTGGAAATGGGCGACATCATTGACTGGGAGAGGGATTTGGTAGCCAAGACCAATAGAGAAAATCAAACAGCGACGTATAACCTTTCTGTTCGTGGTTTATCTGCGATGGACGTTCCTCCTTACAACTGCCAGTCGCCAATGATGATGCCGATGTTCCAGAAGTTATTTAACGTGCCTTCCACGTTTATTCTGATGGATGGCTTCAGAATGTACGATAAAAACGGTAAGGAATATAATCCTTCTGAAGGCGGTAGACCAGAGGTTTAAATGGCTGATTTCGGTGAGATTGTAGACGGCACGTTTGTGCTTTCTCCTGAGCAAGTAGAGATTAGAAAGTATGGTTTTAGCGAAATCAAAGCCAGTGGTATTCCTACGATCTACCACGCTGGTGATGTGGTAAATCTTCCCTACACCACGGGGGAAACCTCCACGATCGAGGCTATTGGGCTGGCGTGGTCTGCGTTTTCTAGCGGAGTCGGCCCGGCTTAAGAACTGTAATTAAATGTTAAGTTTTGCTTATATTGTATACTTTTATTAAGTCTCACGAGACTCATTAAGAGCGCATTAACGATTTGCGGTTGGTGCGCTCCGTTGATTAGGGTTCCGGTTACACCAATGCAATACAGTCATGACCCATACCCCTCCTACAGACCAGACGATTGTTGACGAGTATTTTCGGCTTCGTACCTGCCGACGCCATGGCAAGCTGGCCTGGCTGTTTGGTATGATCGCCACCTATGGCCTGACTCCTGACGCCCTAGAGGGCTTCCAGTGGGCCGAGGGGGCATCCATCCACATTCCCGGGAAGAAGCGTCCTGTAGCCCCTCTACACCCGCAGTGGGCCATTATCTTCCGCCTAAAAGAAGAGCAGCCCCGCGAGGTGCAGGACTGCTTGAAGGCGTTGGCTGAAGATTTGTACTGTGCGATGGCTTATCAGAAGGTGGCGGTCAACATCACCGACCTTCTCCTTTCGCACCAGCTACGCAAGCGGCACTATCAGTCCGTCAAGCGGCCTCAGAAACGACACCGTTCTTTTGCAGGTGTTTCCTGATCGCAGTCACGTTCCAGCGATAGCTGTCACGGGAGAACGTGTCTGAGAAGGCTGCAAAGTGCGGCCCGAGCTTCAGCGTGCCGTCATCGCGGTACTGAAAGAGAGTCTGACGATCAAGACCCAGCATCTTACCTGCCTGATTGGCAGATACCCAGGGGGACTTGGAAGCCATGTTGCTGTAGGCGTGAATACCCAGCTAACGTATTGAGTCGAAAAGACTTGTCAAGGGAGTTCAGAAAGTCTTCATCTCTTTGTCTTGAAGTGTAAATATTGGCGCTTTAGAATTAGTTAACGGCAACTAAAGAGTATGTTCAATAGTGAACAGGATCCCCTCTCCCTGCTCATTGAAATCACTCCTAAGTTAGCGAAGAAACGTTATCGACAATCCATATACGAAGCCTGGGACCACTGCTGCGGTTATTGCGGTGACAAGGCGACAAGTTTAGATCACATCATTCCGCGCTTCAAGTCTGGAAGCAGCAATAGAAACAACTTGATCCCTGCTTGTAGGCGCTGTAATCAAAATAAGGCGTCTGCCAGCATGGAAGAATGGTATCGCCAACAAGAGTTCTTTTGTCCTGATCGCCTAAACAAGCTAATAGCCTGGAAGGAGCAGGAAGTTATCGACATCTTTGTTTATAATAATGAGATCGCGTCGATGAACCTGGCGGCAGGATAGTGGGTCTTTATTACGACAGTTCTAAAGGTTGGCAGCTTACAAACGAAAAAACCAACTACAAGACTGACTACAAAACCGACTACAGCACAGATAACACACTAAGGGTCTATTCGCACACTGATCGTGTCTGCACAGGCCCTTGGTGGCGTAGGCGCTGTTCTAACGTTGATCGTTATAAGACGATCTGGAATGACAGTCTGAACAACGAAAACGCAATTAAAAATTCTACAAACGAGAAGAATAATAGAGAGAACAGTGCTTTAAACCAGCGGAACACGGCCTTAAATGCCGCTTATCAGACGACGCTGGCTGCAGCCAATGGCACCAAAGGAGGCGATTACACTGCACGTCGTCAGTTCATACGGGACGTGCAAAATGTCGACGCAGACGTATTAAACCAGTTAGAAGAAAGCTATAAGGATTTTTATCGCAACGAAAAACTCCAGACGTGGGATTCAGGTCTGGGTGCAAAGCCTCCTTATGGGGATTTTGACGCTAAATATTACGGTGAAACTTACGCAGACGTTGCGGATACGTGGAAAA